AATTAGGGTAACCATTCATGTGTTGGTTATTCCAAACAGCAATAGGGTTTAAATAGTAATAAGTTGTTGTACTATTATTACTCCCTATGTTTTTATCAGGAAGTAAAAAAAGTAATATTACTTCATTTACTAAGGGATAGTTTTTTAAATAGGGCAATAATGGTTTAGCAGAAGGCCCATTTATAGTTGATAAATTTGATTCATTAACTGGTTGGAAAAATACTGTTCCAACACTTAACCAACCACCTTGATTTTCAAATTCAGGATGACTTTCATCAAGTATAATATCTGTAACTCTTGCTGAAATGATTTTTTGAGATAGAAGTGCTACCTGATTTTCTATGTCAGGGTTAGTGAATTGTGTAACATTAAGTTGTTGGTTCACACCAGCAAATCCGTATCTATTCGCCATCTTTTTTTTCTTCGAAATTAGTGTTTAACTTATCTAATTCCTCCATTAATTGTATTTTTTCATCTTCCGTTATACCCATGTGGTCTTCGCTAGAACTATTATTAAGCGCACGCTGTATTATAGTAGACATTTTAATTAATTGTTCATCGTTACGAACGCCAATATCCATGTATTCTTTGATAAGTGGTACTATTAAAGTAGCATCTCCAATATCATTGATAAGAGGCTTTAATTCAGATATTAAACCTGAAATTTGTTTTTCTTTTTTCTTTTGATTGTTGTATATCTCTTCTAAGATGTTTGAGAATTTTTTCTTCCCAAATACAACACTATCTAATGATCCCATAGTGTGATTTTATTAAATATGGATGTACAATGGAATTTAGAATTTAGCGTAACCGTTTTCTAAAAAGAATATATATTGTTGTTTAAATATAGCATGAAGTTTATCTGCTATCTTAGTTATTTTGGGAGTTTTTACATCTACCATCTTACGAATGTAGATATAAAGTGCCTTTTTATTGAAAACTTCTAATGTTTCTCTTTTTCTAAATAACTCAAGTATAGCATCTGCTATCTGGGCATCATTCTTCTTAGGGAATAATTCAAAGATATTATCCGATACGTGTTCTACAAATATATCAACATAGTTGTCTAGATCGCTTTTAATTTTTTCTTCACCTTGAGTATAAGTGTGTGTTGAGTTTTCTCCTGTAAGTACATCAACATCTACTTTTTTAATCTTCTTATTATAATTTTTAGTATTATATAGTATCAACCAACGTTTAACAATGGTACCAAAATAAGAATATGCCTTAGCACCTCTACTTGGATCAAATAAATGTATTTTTGATAATAAAAAGGTAATTATCTCGTGTTGTAAATGCTCTAGATTTTCTACATCAGTATGGTAGAATTTAAAGGTGTGTATTATGTTTTGAGTAAGTTTAAAAAAGGCAAAATGAATTTCTTTTTCATATATCCTGCTTCTCATTTCAAAACAGGCAGTATTATTGTACAACACAATAGCATTTTCTGTGTCTTGAGTAAAGTAGTTCTTACTCTTTTTTCTTCTTTTTTTGACTTCGGCCATTATCGGTTGTTTTTAAATTGTAATAAATCATTTTGAATAATTTTGATCTCATTAAAAAACCAACCTATTTCGTCATCGCTTTTAAAAGCACCTCTAGTGTCAATTTCTTGCAATTTTTTGTTTGAAAAAGTAATATGTTCTTCTATTTTATCAAGAAATGCGTTTTGTGATACTATAACATCATCTGCGTTTTCGTTTTTTCGTAAAAGGTTAAAGGTCGTGTATCCTAAGATAACGACCAATATTCCTAATATAATTGTAAGTGTTAACATCATAAGTTTTCTAACATGCTCTTTAATCCCGGACTTGATATTGTATTAAGTGCCTTGGAACTAACGGATGGTTTTTTATTTGTCGACAATGTATAATTCTTTTTTGTCGTAGCCACGTTATTCTTAGAAAACTTTGGTAACCATTCAATCTCAAATTCAATACGCGCGGCCATCATGTCTGCTTGGTGAAGTATATATGAAAGTGATGTTCTTGGTTTTTGTTCTGGCATATATGTTTTCAAATATTTGCTATTTGCTTCATCATATAAACCATCATGGGTCTGAATAGCTACCATTTCATTAAATGTGTAAGTTATACCATGTTCTTGAAGTAAAAATAATCCACGATCTGGAACGGAAGCGAAGGCTAGTTTTTTATTAAACATATAATCTTCACCTAATTTATCTTGTCTCCATTTATCGGTTTGAGGTATATAAGCTTCATGTTCTGAATCGCCCATTTTACCTAAGTCATGATTAATAGCTGAAAATACCAATTCTTCCTGGGTAAATGTAGTCATATCACAACCAAATTTTTCCCATGTAGCAGACATTGCTAATGCACCACTTACAACACGATTAACGTGATCTACATAACCACCAGGAAATGCTGAATGGTATTCTTTCTTATGTGATGCTGGCATTAGTATTATCCTGTCTTCATATTTGTTATAGAAGTCAAGTAATTTCTGTTTACGTTCACCTGAAATGAATGTGTCAATGTTGTTGATAAATGTAACCCAATTGCTTTGGATTGCTTCTGCTGATAGTTTCATAACTTTTATTGTTTATTAAATTTATAACGGCAACGTTACCTTTTCCCCTTGTTGCCCTTGTTTTTATTCCCCTTGTTTCCCAAACCCTGTGGTTACAATGTACCGAAAGTTTCTTTAATAGGCACGGAACTCTCGATATCTCTTTTAAATATTTTTATTTTTAGCAATTTTGCGCATTTTTCATATGCTTCAATATCATCTCTTTGAAAATATTCTATAGCTTGATTTAATGACTGTACTAAAGGTTTAGTCTTAAAATCCATTATTGCTTCTAAATGATTCCCATCTTCCATGTTAATTGTGGAGATATAAAACCAAGCTCTATTATAAACGGTATATTCAGAAGCACGTCTAGCTTCATTTACATCGTAATCAGGCTTCTCAGCCTTTAAAAATTTCTCTAATTTTAGATGGAATACATTATGATTGATAATTAATTTAGTAAACATCCCTAACTTAGTAAAAGGCTCTTCAAGTAAATCATTATCCATGCCTACCAGTTCTTTAGCCTTTTCAATATTACCTTTTCCCATCTCTTCAGGATTTTCAAATAAGTTAAACATTTTATCTTTATCTATCATCTCTTACCGCCATGATAAGCCACTGCGTGACCCTCTGTTATCATTAAATCATTAACATTTTGGTCTCCCAAAAATATATTACCTAAACATCTTCCATATTTACCTACGCCTTGAGAATGTAATATAAAATCGTTATCGTGCTTACCCAAAATATCTTTAAGGAACGCCTTAGCAGCTAATCCTAAAGCCTTTTCTTCCAAATCTCTTGTTCTTGATTCTGGGGCATTCATACCAACTAATCTAATTCTAATCTTTTTCCAGGTATCGAAACCTAAATCAATGGTTGCATCAATGGTATCCCCATCAACTACTCTAACACATTTTGCTTTGTAAATATACATAATCGTTTTGATTATACATATTACATACTTTCCAAATCCTTCTCAATTTTAGCTTTTACTGCTTCTAATTGGGCATATTCTTTAACAACATCTTCCTGTTTTTCATTTGCTGGGTGGAATCTCCAATAATCTTCCATTATTGTAGTAACAGCCATTAAATCATTAATTGCCTCTACTTTAGGATCCCTTTCCATAGGTTGTTCGTCTGTTATGTTCATTTTTGTTTTGTTTAATTTGTTCTCCATTATATATATTATTTATTTAAAGTTTTTACCTATAGTATTAATTGTTTCCTTAGCCATATCTAAGTCAATTTGAAAAAATTCTCTCTGTGAATTAACGCGGTACTTATTTAGGGCATGATGTACTTCGCCCTCCAATAGTTCGCCGTTAAAACACGCGTACGCCCATGCTACTTCATATGGTAATGCCACACCCGTAGCATTAGATATTTGTTTAGCTCGAGCATCTGGGTGAGTTTTAGTATACCCTATCTTAAATATACCAGGCTGTAAAGGGTTAGATAAAATATAAACCCATTGGTCACCATTACCCTTTTTAGCATAAATACCTTTTTCTCTAGCAGTATAATATGTAATATCTTCCCAACCATCTCCCTTAATCGAAGGGGATAATGTAAAATATTCAGCGGCTGATACACTAGTATCAGAAAAATTCTGTTTTAATGGAATAAAATTCGCTGCTTCTTCTGTAGTTAATCGTTTCATACGTTATTAGATATAATTAAACCGATTAATAATAAAAGCATCCCTATCATTGAAAGGGCAACTACAACATACGCTGCCCTTTGTTTTTGTGGATCTCTTCCTTGGTTTGATCTGAATTGTCTTCCCATTATGCTACTAATTCTAAAGCTTTACTAAACATAGCTTTGTTAATCATCTGATCTTGTTTGAAATTCTTTATAACACGTGCTTGTCTTACTTTCCCACTAGCCGTTTTATACATGAAATTTCCTTCAATAATATTTTCTTGTGTTCTATTAAAAACTTCCCACAATCCACTTCCTTCATCTGCTTTACGCTGAGTTGATAAAACGTCCTTAACTGCTTGGTCATCAAAGGTATTTTTCGTACCTTCTACTCTAATATCAAGAAACGATTTTGCAAGATTAAACATTTGCTCCTCTTCTAATTCAACCAATTTCATTTTATTCATACATTCAACTGTTAAAGGCAATCTAGTAACCATATCCTTAATTAGGATTTGTAAATCTTCAAACGTATAACCCATATGTCTCATTTTAAT